CCTCACGGCCCCTCTTGGCAGAGTAAACTCTGCGGGGAATCCTCCTCGATAGTATTTCTCGTAAGAGAGATTCTATACTCGTTCTTCCACACAACCAATAGAGGCATACCAATGATATTTGGACGCGTAGAACGTTATACAAACGCTGTACGTATACATTTATCAAGTGGCCCTGTCTCTATTGCAATTGTGGTCATACGTAGAAATGTACACTGTTTGCCTGACCGAGTCTTAATCGACGAGGCCAGAATTGTCTTAGGACGTGAGTCCCCTGACATCTTTGGAGACGTAGTTTCCGTAAATGGGAACTATCCTTTCCATTGGGCAGACAGCGCTGATATTGGGAGTACTAGTACTATTGAGAAGCCCGAAATGGCTTCTCTTTGGGATCGTACTCAGTAAGTTATCAGCCTACTTTTACGTTAATTCAGCCGTCTAATTACACTTGGAGTATCGCATGAAAGACGTTTTCCTGAAGACGATGGTAGCACTGGCCGCCATTGCAACAACTGTTGGCGGTGGTGCTGCTGTCGTCAACGGGTTCCGTTCACTCATAGATACAAGAGTGGAATCTGTTCTCCTTGTAAAGGAGCAGCAACAAAATCCTCTTTTGGATATTGTTGAAGACGTTGGGGCCCTTGTGAAAGGCCACAAGAAGTAATTCGCATTTTAAGATGAGGGAGTCCTTGTAAATGACTATAATGAAAGATAGTTCAATTTCTTTCCCAACGAATAGAAAGGGTCGATACTGGCTCTGGAACGAGGCTAATACTTGGGACGACGATGTTAATTTTATCATGGTCGTTCCTCGTACACGCCTTGGTACCAGATTACCAGGATGGGCCCGAATCATTTCGGAGGGAGGGAATGCGACTACTGCTATGCAAGCAGTGTCGTGTTCTCTCGATTATAGTCGTCTAAAACGCGTCCACGAAGAGTGGATGTATCAAGGAAATCCGGCACAATTCGCTCGTCGAGAATGCGAGGGTGATACGTTTATACGTAACAACCAAGCGTCTCTCGATTTTACGGTTGCGCCACTCAACTCATTTATACAAAATGCTTCCTTCGCTGATAACCTAGCAAAAGCAGCCTTCTATAAGAAAGTCAAGTTGCTCACTACCCAGTTTCAGGGTATGATCTTCTTGGGTGAACTTACAGAAACGCTGCGTATGCTGCGCAATCCGCTCGTCGGCATTCGGTCACTAGCTGGGGATTTTCTTGGCACGCTACGTAAAAGAAAGCGTGCTAATCCTAAGAAGTGGCTAAATGACGTCGGATCGGCTTGGCTTGAGCAATCGTTCGGCTGGAATCCTTTACTCAACGATATCAGAAATGGTGTCGAAGCGTATCGGAGGATAGTCGAACCCGTGCAAACACATAAAGTGTCTGCTGGTGCATCCAAGTCTTACGATGTGACAAAGTCTCATGGCACTGGTTTTTGGCCAGGCTTTGAGGCAAAGTACTGTCTGGGAGTTTCTTTCCACACAGTTAGCTCTTGGTTTATTGAGAGCTTCCTAGTAAGATATAAGGGTGCAGTGATAACTCAAGTTGATGCTCCAAGCTGGCAAAATGATGATCTCTTTGGCTTTTCGCCTCAGAACTTCATTCCAGCTGCTTGGGAGTTATTACCTTGGAGCTTTCTCGCGGACTACTTCACCAATATTGGTGATATTCTGGACGCTTCGATCGTTAACACGAACAACCTAGCTTGGGTCAACAAAACTACTATATCTACCAAAGTAAAACATGGTAGATTTCAGCAAGTATGGGGACCCATCCCTGGCGGTTCTGGTTGGACGAAAGTTTCGCTCAGTGGTAGTTCAGGTTTTCATTTTGCCAAACGGAGGGTGGTTGATCGAGTTGCAAATTCTGGCATGAGTATGCCTACTTTGCAGTTCAACTTTGACTTGACTGGCGGTCAATTAGCAAATATTGACGCGTTGTTAAGCCAAGCTAACGCTCTTCATCCGCAACATAACCCTCGTCATTGGCACCGCTAGGTGTCAGACTTATAGAGGATACTATGTCATTTGCTCTAACAAGCCCCATTACAGGGCAAGCGCAAACGGGGTTCACTGCTCCGACCTATACGCATGTAACGGACTCTGCTCCCGATATCTCTGGGAAACAGGTTGCGGTTACTGCCTTGGGCGGTACGCAGACCGGCGTTACGACGCATAGCATGTCTTCACCCTTTACTCTCACGTTCTTTCGGCCTAAGGTTTTCCGATTTCTCGGGAAGCCGAATCCGACGACCGGGTTAATAAAGGATATCCCGCGCAACACGTTTAAGTTGATCACCCGCAAGGGTGTTCTTCCATTAGCGGGGCAGCCCTTCCAGAATTTGCAGATCACTACAACAATTGATCTGCCTGCTGGTGCGGATACTGCCGATGCGCCAAATGTACGTGCTGCTTTGTCAGCTCATTTCGGAGCTTTAGTACAGCAGTCTGCTGGCGTAGGTGATACCGCGGTTAGCGGTGTTGTCTAATCCAGAGCTGACGTATTAACTCCGTCATTCGTTGATAATGCGGGATAAAGGAGCAAGCATGCGTAATTACGCTGTTGAACTTCCTTTTAGTCTGGAACACGACCTGAAAATGGCCGGATGGAATGGGGTGATTAGTCCCTATCCAGATATGAGTCTTGAGCAAAAAGCTATGCAGTCGATACGCAATTCATTGCTGAAGAAATTCAGTGATGAAACGCCTCCTTCTGCAAATGCTAATGCTCTGACACTTTTCTTAAGTATTAACGAAAAGTGTAAGGACTTTTCACTGGGTGCATCCAGCTGTACCAATATTGAAGCTATTGCTCTCGGAGAAGCGAAAGATTTTATCTATCGCATGTTTTTACCGAATGATCAATCTCAGGGAAACCTGAGAAGGCTCACTTTGGCAGAAATCTCTTCGAGACTTGGCGTTGGTAATGGTGCCAACATAGGTGCCTTTAGTACTGACTTTCTTTCGAAAGTTGGTACGAGCCTTATGACGGCTACAGATCGACGGCTGCACTTATTATACGTGCAGGCAATTTCATGTGACCCGCTTTGGTCTAGCGTTGAGTCTACTAGATCGAAGTTTAGGGAAACTGATCTTGCGCCAGGCAGTCGCCTTAGTTTTGTACCTAAGACAACAGAAATAAGCCGCACCATATGCACTGAGCCTCTTCTGAATATGTTATTTCAGAAGGGTATTGCTTCCGTTCTTGAGGACTTATTAGGCGAGACTTGTAATATCAGTCTCTCCAAACAGCCCAATTGGAATAGAAGCCTTGCTCAGCTCGGGTCCACTAGCGGTAAGTTTGGAACAATCGACTTATCGTCAGCTTCAGACTCGATGTCTACTAGTTTGGTTACCGAGTTCTTTCCTACGCATGTTTTAAACATGTTGGAATTGGCTCGGAGCCCTTGTACCATCCTTCCAGATGGAACTAGTGTAGAGTTGCATATGATATCATCGATGGGGAATGCTTTTACTTTTCCCCTTCAAACGATATTTTTCGCGTCTTTAGTCTACGGTGCTTATAAGGCTTTAGGGTATCCATTCCTTAAACCTAATAGGCATTCATCGGGCAACTTCGCCGTTTTCGGCGATGACATTATCTGTTTACGTCAGGCTTATGGCCTGGTATGCAGATTATTGTCAATCTGTGGCTTTGATGTTAACGTAGGCAAATCCTTTAATCAAGGATTTTTCCGTGAGTCGTGTGGCCATGATTATTTTCATGGTCGCAACGTTCGAGGAGTCTATATAAAGACTCTAAGAACGGAAGGCGATAGGTATTCAGCGATCAACCGTCTAAATAGATGGTCGGCTACTTGGAATATACCTTTACCTTCTACTATCCATTGTCTTCTTCGGGGTCAGCGGTTTTTGCCGATCCCTATGGATGAGATGGATGATAGTGGGGTTAAGGTACCTAGTAGCTTTCCGTTTAAGAAACGTTACAATAGGTATACTGGCGGGGTCATTTACCGCTTCCTATACAGATTGCCAACCTCTTATTCGGTGACTGACGTTTTAGAAAAGCCTCCGAAGATTCGCGGCTGGATTAATAATCCAGACGCGGTTCTACTGGCGGCACTCGCTGGTACCCTTAGGTCGGGCAAGGTTGTAGTTCGTTCAAATGAACACAACCGAGCTCAACTTCGGACTAGATCCAGTTCTAGTTGGGACTGGATTCCGCCCGACTATGCAGAGATGCATAGGTTTTACGGAGATAGCTG